AATTGCAGCCCTCTGCCACAGAGTATTCCGATCACTGAAGATGATGGAAGACGCGATGATGATTTACCGTTTGTCGCGTGCTCCTGAGCGTAGAATCTTTTATGTAGACACTGGCAACCTTCCAACTTCCAAGGCTGAGATGTTTATCGAGCGTCTTAAGCAGAAGTTCAAGAAAGAAAAGTTCTACAACAGCCCAAAGGGCACAGTGGACTCAAGATACAACCCAATGTCAATGGACGAGGACTTCTTCGTTCCAACTAAAAATGGTAGAGGCACCAAGATCGAAACTCTACCTGGAGCTACTAACCTTGGTGAGATCGAAGACGTTCGATACTACAGAGACAAGCTACTTGCTGGTTTGAAGATTCCAAAAGACTACATTGTAGAAAAGGATCAATCACCAGAAAGAAAAGCCAACCTATCTCAGCTTGATGTTAAGTTCGCCAGAACTATTCAGCGAGTCCAGATTGATGTTGAAACTGGGTTGGAAAACATGGCAAAGAGACACCTTCAATTACGAGGGTTCCCTGCTTCTGTAATCAAAAATCTAAAAATTAAATTACCTGAGCCTTCTGATATGTCAGAAAAGCGCAAGCTTGATGTTGATGAGCAGAAGACTAGAGTTATCCAGGCTGTCCAAGGTCTCAACCTGTTCTCAAAAGAGAGCATCTACCGCGAGTTCTACGATATGACCGATGATGAAGTTCGTAGAATGAAATCGGAGATAGAGAGCGAACAACAACAGGAACAACAGGATCAGCAAGCCATGGGTGCGGGGCCTGGGCCAGGAGAGGCGGGTGGACAAGAGCCTGCTGAAAACGTACCACCTACAGCCAATGAGAGTGTAGAGTATGCACTCAAATTTGTGGCTGACACTGCAATTGATGAAAAAGCCAAAGAAGTGCTACAACGAATTGTAGAAAAACAACAGCAAAAAGCAAAAATCACTAACTCCGAAGAATCTATATAATTCGGGGCCACATAACGGAGATAAAAATGTTTTCTAATTTATTCGAAGAGAGAGATAAAACAATCACACACCTAGTAAAGCTGGGTGACTGCATTGGTAGATCACTGAGAGAGAACGTCAGTCTTTTCTCAATTGACAGTGCCAATTCTGAAGTATCCTATGTCACTAATAGCGGAAAGGTTATCAGCGGAAAGTATGTCATTGGAGAAGACATCGGTATCGACAACATCAAAGTTCGAGACTCTTCTGTATTCCAGAATGGTGAAGAGTTTGATAACTTTGTTAATGAGAAGATTCACTCATTTGTCGAAAGTGTGCATTACGGAGAGTATGCTACAGCCGATAGCTCATTTGATGATGTTCTTTCACTCTGGGAGAATCGTTTAAAGCTTTCCTCTATTCAAAACAGACTAATAGAGCAAAGTGAAAAGCTTTCTCAAGTAGAGCAGATTCTTGAGTCTGATCAGTTCCAAAAGCTTATGGAAGTTACTCCTCAGCTTCAGGACTTCCTAAGAGAAAACATTGAAAAAGTTACTTCAGTTCCAGAGGTTCGCAATGCTGTTAACCTCTCTAACGCAGTTTCAAACGCTTTTAACTTCCCTTGGCTAACTCTTGAGGAGCTTGAGGAGAACCGTTCATATACCTTGAAGAATGGTGTTAACGAGTCTATCTACGAAATGATTTGTAGACAAGAGCTTGTTAAGCGTGAACTACTCGAATCAAAGAAAAGCTTTGACACTGTATGGGCTGATAACACATCAATTAGAAAACTTGCGAGTATGATTTTTGAAAGTGACGAGGCCGTTGTTGGGGCTTTGTCTGAGGCCCTGAAGGAAGTTCCTTATCTCTCACTTGCTTCCAAGAGAAGCCTCTTCAATACTTTCACAAACTGCCTTGCAAACGCTGATGGTATCGGTGTATCTGAGAAGGACATCCAAAGCTACGCATCAAGGATCTTTGAATATAAGAAGGATGTGAAAGAACTCTTTATTGATACAATCAATGAAAAGTACGGAGTGAACATTCAAAATCTACAAAGCCCAGCATCTTTCAAGAGCCTAGCTAACACTCAAGTTGTTATCTTTGAAGCTCTTTCAAGATTGGCTCCAAAGGGATCTGTACTGAAGGAAGTCTTGTCTGAGATGGCTCAGTGCTTGAAGAACAAGTCTGGTGTCGAGTGCATTGATGTAAACGACTTCCTTATGGAAATGTTTGTATCAGTCGGATACGACTGCGTTCTTGAGGAGGCCGAAACTAAGGATCTTCCAAAAGTAAACTTCAAAAGAGTAAGTAAGGACCTGATCGACATCCAGGATCTGGTTATGACTCTCAAGCAGAAGGTCATGGATCAGGAGTACCCAAGCGATGAAAACCTAGCTCCTGAGGAAGAAGCTCCCGCAAAGGCCGCCCAAAAGGAACCAGCACCAGAGCCCCCAGCAGAGGAGCCTGCCCCCGAAGCTGCTCCTGAGGAAGCTCCAGCAGAAGCACCAGAGCCACAAGCTCAAGATGATGTAGTCAACGATCTAGCTGACTTGGAAAACATGGTAGCTGACATCGCTGCTGAACTTGGAATGGATAAGCCAGAGGAGGATGAAGAATGACACATACCACTTTAAGACCCTACACGAAGGCAGTAGTTATTAGTGCTTTAGGAACATCAGCTATAGAATTAAGAGACACTTCTGACACTTTATTAGAATGTAACTATATCAGGGTTAATACTTATGGGACACCTATTACAACGGCAATCCCAGATTTTATAGTGTTTCTTTCAGGAGTTGATGGATTAACAACGCCTAGTGTATCTCCTGTCACTGTAACTCCTACTGCAAGTGGTTTTTGTGGTGTTGCTGGTCAAGCTGAAGGGGTTAGTCCTGTAGAAATATTTTTAGATGATCAAGATAAAGTTTCAGAAATTCAAATATTTAATGCTGCCGCGGACTCAATAACCTATGTTATAACATATGGTAATATTAGATTCATTAATCCAATGAGATTTAATGATCGTCCAAAAGGATCGTAATGGCATTACAAATACAAAATAACCTTACGATAGGTAGACCAGGAAAGCGAGGTAGATCTAGAAGATACTCTAGATCTACCTACCGCACTTCTGGTGGAGATCGTGGAGTTACTTTTGTAGGAGTTCAAAATTTAAGATTTCGTGCAGGAAACGGATATAGAACAACCTTAGGTTTTGGTGGAGGTAGCTGGTATTTCAAGCTATGGGACTCCACAGGAACACAAGTAGGAACAACAAAAATTAGAAGCACACTTGAAGTTCTAATTGCTGTAGTAAATGCTGATGCCACCCTATCAACTTATGTAGAAGCAGTTTTAGAGAGTGGCGTTACAAGTGTGACAGGAAATACTAGTTTAAACTTTGCTGATGCAACGGTTATGAGTGGGGGAGTATAATGACTGAATACAGCGCGATTGTCGTCGTTCAAACTAATGAGGCAGACCAGCCTACCAATTTATTAGCCCTCAGTGAGGGCGACACTATTTCTTCAGGCGTATTACCTGACTCTGTAAGACAGGCTGTTTCTGGAGTTTCTGAAGTATCTTCTACAGTATATGATAACTCATCCTCTTGGGGGTTAGGACTTGATGCGGGTACTAGAGCTGATATTGAATCTGTTTCAGCTACTGTTCTAAATACTTCAGGTGACTTGGTTGAAGCTTCAGTTGGATTTAGAGTCTTTTCAGGTGACATTCAAGCCTCTACCACATACTTGTCTGGTTACACTGATGATTTAGAAACATCTGCTAGAAACTTATCAGGATTAGTAGATTCTTCAACAGCCATTCTTGATGGTAGTGTCGTTGCCCTAAATGCTTCTTCTGATAGACTATTTGTTTTTTCAGGTGATGTAGAAACGTCTACTGCTACTCTTGATGGTAGTGTCGTTGCTCTAAATGCTTCTTCTGATAGACTATTTGTTTTTTCAGGTGATGTAGAAACGTCTACTGCTACTTTGGATAGTCGGGCTGATGCTATAGATTTAAGCACTAATACATACTGGAATAAAACCTATGAAGATGTAAATACTAGTTCCAATATTTGGAATCTTACTTATCAAGGTGTAAATTCGAGTGCTCACCCTATATGGAATGCTACAGCAGTGGGAGTCGCTACTAGTGCTAACGCATATTGGAATAGTAACTACGAGGACGTTCAAGCTAACAGAGACGCTTGGGCAGTAACTTCTGGCATAGCTAGTGGTTTCGGTTTTGTACCTAACGCCCCTACAAAAACTCTCTCTTCAGTAGCCATTTCTGGTTTTGGTGATGGGGATACCTCAGGTGTTACTATTTTTGATGGAGCCATCCCTGTATACTCTGAAGAATTAGGTAGGTTTAACTATCTTCCATATATTGCGAAGCCCGCTGGCGGTTTTGTGGCAGTAGGGGAAAATGAGCCACCTGGAAAGATTACAATAACAGTAGATGGAGGATTCCAATTTACCAATGATAGCGGTACTCCTCAACTCTTGATTGATACCCAAGACGGCTTCTTATCAGGAACTGGCACTTTTGATATATCCAGTATTCGTTCTGTCAAGGCAGGAACAGGGGATTTTACCACAGCTAGTGCTGAAACTCAGGTAGTAGAGAGTGAATTAAAAGTGCGTGGAGCGGCTTTTTCTCAATTGGATAGAGGCTACAAGGCTACAAGTACAGATAGGTTTGCTGTAAACGGATCTGGTATAGGTACAGGGGCGGGTGATATTTATGTTGTCAACGGAGGAGCACCATTTATCTACTACGAAACTTCTACCAACGGTACAGTTAGAAACGGATCTAATGAACTTGGATTAGGAGCAACTCCAATGTACACGATCTCCTCGACGCCAGATTCTTATTTGTCTGGAACAATTGATGCCTTTTATGACAACTCAGCATATGCCAGAACAGTAGTATCCTCTACAGGAGTTTATGAAATCCAGGCTATGATGAACATCTCATCCCTCGGGGAAATTGACGTTGTGTTTGGTGTACAAATTGATGGCGTTGATATCGCGCAAACAGGGGACACCATTGTTGGAATCTCCGCTCCACATTATATGTTATCAAAACTTCAATTTGTAAAATTTTTAAATGTTGGACAAGAAATTAAAGTTACTTTAACTGCGGCGGCACAGCATATAATTGCAAAAGGTTCTAACCTACTAATACGAAGAATAGGATAAATACTATGCCTGAAACTACACCTCACCCAGAAAAAAAGATTACTATAGGTAAAGAGACACTTATGCCCATCAGTATGGTGATTGCCATTTGTGGTGGGGTTGTTTGGATTAGCACTCAACTTAATAATATTAATTATAAGTTAGACGTATTGGAGTCCAAACTACAAGATCAATGGACCACTAGGGATATGGAAAATTGGGGTTTACGTTTAAAAATGGAAAACCCAGAAATTATAATTCCAAAACTAGAAAATTAATCTAACATATGGTTTTGCTTGGCCGCTCTTAGCAGCCTCCACATGTAACTGTCTTTTAGATTTTCTAGAGTTGTAATTATATTTTCCAACTTGTGTATTAACTCTTCGTTAACAACTCTTGTTTCCGTCGCCATTTTGATTTCTTCTAACACGGAAGTGATTGTCTTTCTATCGTCTTCAGATATTGAGAATATCTGTTTTTCTATAGATTCTCTGGTTTTCATTTTTGTACCTCTGTTTTTTTGTCCCAACAGCTAATCATTAGGCTGATTCTTGAAGACCCTGATTTCATATTTCGGATGGGTAGGACCCCGTGGGCGTGGTTTCCTTCAAAGATTACTAAGCGGCTAGGCTTGTATTCAATTTTGAGCCACTTATCCGCTCTAGATCTTTCAGCTAGTTTGTAAATGTCTTCCTCAAAAAAATAATCAGGTTGATACTCTTCTGTGTCTATCACAAGCTCGCCTCCCTCGATGTCGTCCCCTCCAAGAAATAGAACGGCTGTCTTTTTGGCAGGTTCAAAATCCTCTACATCCTCTTCGTTGCTAATATGATGATGCAGGTAGTTATTGTTGTGATCTAAGACGTTAACCCAAACCTCGTAACCTTTGCCTGTAAATCCTGGATCTACTTTAGCTAATGACCTAATAATCTTACAGATATCAGCTTCTGTTTTATCCTTGTGTTTCTTACCCCAAACATACTTGTCGCTGAATAAATCAAACTGCCAGGATCCAGCGTAATGAAAAAAGCTGTAAAGGTCATCTAAAGTAGAATCGCCACCAAAAAAATCATCTTCTATCTTAATCATAGAATTTTTACCGTATGGCCCTCTTTTTCGTAGTGTCGTCTGCGTGCTACAGAGTGATTAGATAGATACTTCTCTTTATCGAGAAAATCATAGATATATACTACGTCTTTGCTATCATGCCGTCTTAATGCTCGACCAAGTGCTTGCAAAGTAGCAATTTCAGATTTCATACCCCTCGCATTTATGAAGTGGGTGATCTCCTCAATATTTACTCCTGTTTGCAGAATTTTTGTTCCAATAAGAACACTAGACTCTGAGCATCCTCTGAATCTAGATATACAGTCATACCGTTCTCCGATGGAATTAGCCCCTTCCAAGAACTCAACGGATCCTCCAACCATTTCCTCCAGGGTCCTTCCATGATCAAGTGATTTGGTAAGAATAAGGATACGGGCTCTTTTGTTTCTTCTTCTGATGTCATTTACAATTTCTTTTATTATTTCGTTTCTGGGTTCGTTGTTTACAATGTAATCATCATAAACATCGAGGAACCCCATATCCTCATCGACTCCACTAGCCTCGTAGGGCCTGTCAATGAGTTGTATGATTGGTTTTGTGAGTTTGCCTTCATCTACTAGGTCGGCGGTCGCTACGGTCTCCAGGACGCTCCCTAGAGCGCCTTCAAGGTTGTATCGAGGGATCTTGTCACTAGGAGGCGTAGCGGTGAATCCGAAGCGGTACACGGCGTTAGGGAAGCTCCTGATGGCTGTCAGGGTGGTCTTTCCATTAGCGAACTCATGGCACTCGTCAACCATAAGCACTTCAGCTTCAGTTAGGTGTGTGTCTAATATTCTTTCGATGCTTTGTACAGTACATAACATAATATCCCCACTAACAAAACCCTCACCGTAACACAATCCGATATTATCAAACCCACAAGCCTTGGTAAGAAAATCATATGTCTGCGTCAGTAGCTGCTTCGCATTGAACAAGATCACCATCTTTTTGCCCTCTAGGGCTTTGACCAAGCCAGCCATGATCAAAGTTTTTCCTGAGCCAGTTGGAGACTTGATAACACCTCTCATCTTATCTAAACCACGGGCGATAAGCTCTTCCTGGTAATTGTAATAAGTAAATCCTGGTATTGTGTAGTCTACTTTTTGTATTCCAGGAACATGGGGATGATTCAAAATTATCTCAGGGTCACAATCAATCTTCTTTAAGTCCGCAAGTAACCTAGATAATAGGCCAGTCTTAAACACACCAGTCTTAGAAATAAAATAAGTTTTACCATCCCACTGTCTCCGCTTGTACGCAGGCGAATATCTGGCACCAGGAACATTGAATGAGTAAAGCTCGTATAATGCTTTTAGAAGCTCGGGATTGTCGGTTTCTATACGAGAATTTATTGTATCGACATGGATCTTCATTACACTATTATAGATTAGGAATTATGCCTACAGGAGTTGAATTATGCTAAACCAACCAGTTAACGACGAAGCCAAGCAGGCAGTCATTGATGAAATTTTAAAAGAGCTTCCCACAGATACCGCTGTGGAAGTGGAGTTACCCTCTGAATGTAGGGTCTATAACTTGGAGGACCCAGGGGCTCCAATCACCATTCGCCCTATGACCTTTGAGGATGAAAAGGCTTTGGTTAGTGCTGGAAAGGGTGATGACCCAGTAAACCTGATTCTACAAAGGTGTACGACCAACATCAAGATTCCAGATCTTCTTTCCATGGATAAGCTTTACCTTATCATGAAACTAAGAGAAATCTCCTATGGTGATGACTACAACACTTTGTTGGTGTGTTCTCACTGTAAGGCTGAGAATCCAACCACCGTCAAACTATCTCAACTAAATGTTAACCCTGTTCCTGATGATTTTGAAGACCCCATCACTGTCATGCTTCCAACCATCAAAAAGGAAGCCAAGGTACGTCTTCCTAGAGTTCGCGATGAGAGGATGATGATGGATACACAGGCAGCCCTTGATCAGATTTGGAGATTTGTGGTGGAGATTGATGGGCATACCGACAAATCAATCATCGCTCCAGTCGTTGATAAGCTGCCTCTAAGAGATGTCAGAACCATCCTGAATGCTATCAAGACTGATTACGGAGTAGATACAAAGGTTAAATTTGAGTGCAATAGCTGTGGAGGGGTGACGGTCGTAGATCTGCCAATCAACTCAAATTTTTTCGATGTGAACTAGAAGAAGTAATTGATGTAGATAATCTTCTTCTAGAAGCCTATATACTTGTAAAACGAGCCAATTTCACATATTCCGATGTGAAGGAGATGACTCGTACAGAAAGAACAGTATTTCTAAAACTCCTAAGAGAGGAGCTGGAGCGAGAACAAGATGCAATTAAACGGAGTAACAGTAGTTGATAGGCACAACAGACCAACTGTAATTCAGAAGGTCGCGTTGCGTGCATTCTTTATTAATGATGGAGAATATTACGATCCCTATGATATTAGTGGTGTAACTATTTTCCAAAAAGCATCAAACTTTACTCCAAGCACCGTTCTTGGTAGTGACAACCTAATCTCTAATTCCGTCCCAGCATCAATCATTAAGATGCACTTTACTCCATCTGGGGATGATGATGGCACAGCGGGCCAGGATCCAAGTGGATATAATCCAGGAACTGATATTAGA